TAATGCCTTCTCTTGACGAAGCACGGGCAGAACTGATTCTGCGTATGCAAGCTGACCCGCTTGCGTACGCTAGAACAGTGCCGAGTCATAATCCTGCGCAGTGCAGAGCGATTGAAGTAATTAAACGTGGGGATCCAATGAATATCCTCACGTTTGGTAACGGCACGGGTAAAACACATCTACTGATTTCTATACTGAGTGCTATAATGTTTGGCACGAAGAATAAACTATTCCAAGGTGGGATCTTCTCAAACTGGCCTAAAAGATGGCCTAAAAGCATGCGGTTGAGTGCACCTGAGAGTCTTTTAGGGGACGAAGATGTAATGCAAGGGCTGATTGCTAAGCTGTTTCCTAAGGGACAGTACAAACAAAGTAAGAACCATAAGAACTTTAAATGCAGTGGCTACACGAACACTGGTTGGACCTGGGACGTAATGACATATGACCAAGATGCCCAGCAAGCGGCCGGTGAAACTAAAGGGCTACTGCTTTATTCGGAGCCACCTCCTAGAAAGTTGTTCAATGAGAACCTAGCCCGCCTTCGTGCGGGTGGCATGACAATCATGGAGATGACTCCGCTTAATTTTGCACCTTGGATCTTGGATGAGTACATCGATGTGGGGGTGTTAAAGAATAAAGATGGCAAGGTAGTGGGGAAGATTAATCATGTACGAGGCGATATTTGGGACAACTGCGACGAAAAACCTGGCGGGCAGCTTAGTCGAGAAGCAATTGAAATTGTTATCTCGCAATACTCTGATGAGGAAAGAGAGTTACGTGAGAAAGGAACGTTTGGAAGACTTCAAGGACGGATTTACAAGACTTACGACCCTCTTGTCCATGAGATTGAGACCTTAGAACCGTACCATGCACAGTGCATGAAGGATGGAAAATACACGCTAACATGTGTTATTGACCCTCATGATAGAAAACCTTGGGCAGTTGGCTGGTACGCAGTGTTTCCCAATCAAGACATTGTAGTAATGGGGGAGTTTCCTGACGAAGGGCACCCACTTTTCCACAAAATGTCGTCATTTTCGTGGGGACCTGACGTTTATGCAGAGATGATGAAGGCTACGGAGATGGCAGGGTTTGGAAAACCTGCAGATATTAGATGGATTGACCCTAATTTTGGGCAAACCCAGAACTTTGCTACGAAAATGACCCTTAGGCAGACCTTATGGACTTGGGGAAACGACCCTGTAAATTCGTATCCACTTAATTTTGGGCTACCTATTGATAAAATACAAGATGGGCACATTGCGGTTAAGCATTTTCTTGGGGATCCTGCAAAAGGTATTAGGCCTAAGCTCTACTTCATGAAGCACTGTGTGAATCACATCTATGGAATGACCCATTACGCATGGAAAGAGGAAAAGAGTGAGATAAAAGGCTTGTCTGAGACCCCCCAATTGATTTACAAAGACTTTCCAGATTTGCTAAGATACTTATGTATAATGAATCCTCAATATATAGAACCGGCGCTAGAACGCCCTGTATTCTACAAACGGCCAGTGTACCCAGGGAGAGAATAATATGAAACTGTTTAAACCCACTCCGAAAAGTTTTTACGAGGCAGATGTATGGGAGTACAAAGACAGGATAGTTGCGCACTGCACGTGTAATAACTGTGGTGAGAAGTTTTCCCTTACCCTTAAAGCTAACCCAGCTGCAATGCTTGGCCTCACTGTAGAGCAAAAGAAGTTTAGGATTTTCTCTGTGGCGCATAAGAAGCACCAGTGTGATACTGATGCCTTGGTAAAAGACCCGGCTGAGACTAATCGCATTGTGAACAAATGGCATGAGTATAAGCTTAAAGCGAAGAAAGCCCTTGGAGATATTAAATGAAGAACCTTTTACTTGAACTTTCCGACGATGCAAAGAAAGCATTAGTCGCAAAACAACAGAAGAGATTAACCTCTAGTGCTAAATTCTATTCTTCCTACTTTGACAAGTGGAAGATTTTTTATAAGATGTATCATTCTATCAAAGAGGCTGCCGCAGACACGGATGAGCCTAATATGCTTATACCTATTGCGTATGGCATTGTGGAAGATGCGGTAGCCCGCTTGGCTATTCCTATACTGCAGAAACTTCCGGTGTCGGTTAGGGCGAAAGCTTCGAAGTATGCAGAGAATGCGACTAAGTTCTACAATGCGTGCAAAGACTATTTTGGTGGGAGTGACTATAGACTTGACCGTATTGCATCTGAACGGGAGTATGTCATTACTGGTAACGCGTGGGAGATTTATAGCTGGAAGAATGATTGGTTGATGGGCAAAGAATGGAAGAATGTAGAAGAAGAAGAAGAGATTGAGTACCCTGTGCCATTTTTAGGTAAAGCAGTGCAGATGGTTAAGGAAGTACTTAAAATTAACAAACCTAAAGAGGTTGCAAAAGAGTTCCCTGCACAGATTGGATTTCATACACGCTTTCCGTCTATATTCTCGATGTTCCCTGAGCCGGGCATTAAGAAGTTTGAAAGTATGTCATGGGTGATTGAAGCTGAGGGTGTGGTATCGATCGCAGACCTTGAAAAAGCGGTATACCTTGATCCTGAGACTAGGGAAAAGAAACCATTGTATGACTTGTCGGAGCTCTTGGCGTCTGTAGAAGGCAAAAAGTCTAAGATTAAACCTGAGTGTCCAGAGTTAGGCACAGGTGAAGACATTTCTCAAATAATAGCTGGACGGGATAATAATGTTGGTGGGGATAGTGATGAACCGTCTGTGTATATAACGCGCACATTCCAAAAAGATAATACGATTCTTACTGTAGCTAACGGTAAGTTCCTTATACATGCTATTGCTGAAGTATACCATTATCCTGTAATGCCTGTGCAACTTCGTGTGTACACGCAAGATAAAGAGAACTTGTTTGGTACTGGTATCATAGAACCTATTCTTGAGCTGCTGTTTGAGATCAATGACATTCACAATATGTCCTTTCAGAATTGGATTCGTACCATTAACAAGATGGTTGTGTATGATGAGGCTGTGATAAAGTACCCGGATGACTTTACACCTCGTGCTGGCGGGAAAATCCGTGCGAATCTACTTGCAGGTGGTAACGTCAATGCTGCGTTTGGTGTAGTTGACCATCAAGACGTCACTGCATCGATGATTAACATGGAAAGTCAGACCATGGGGAAAATAGAAAAGACTATTTCTATTAGTGACTTGACCCCTGGGTCAATGGGTACGAAAGCGTACCATAAGACGTATGGTGGTTTGATGGAAATTCAATCGTCTTTTGCTAGACGTTTTGAAATCATGTCTATGACTGGGCTTGCGTATTTAACCAAGCAAATGCAGATAATGTATTGGATGTTCCAGCAGTTCATGTTTGATGACATGCCGATGGGTACGTTCCAGGAAGGTGTGTTTAAGGCGGAACAGTATCGTAGGGAAGACTTTGATTCTGGTGGGCAAGGTTTTCTGTTTATGCAGTCAACTGATCCTAGCTTTGGGGATGCCGCTGTGCAGCGTAACCAACTTATGGTGTTGTTTGACCAAGGGTTGAAATACGAGAATAACAGAATGATGTCGAAAGACCCTGAACTTAAACGGGTAGCATTAGATAAGTTATTCGAACAGAACCTTGCGGCGTTTGGTGTGCAAGATATTAATTCTATTATTGCGCTGCCTAATGGTATCCTTTCTCCTCAACAGGAGTTTGACATGATGCTGCAAGGAATGCCGCCTAAGGTAAACCCGCGTGAAAACTTCATCGAGCACTTGATTGCACACACCCAGCAACGGAATAAACCTGAGTTCATGGATGCTGTGACTTCGGGGCAAGTGCCTCCTGAAGTGGTTGCTATACAAGACGCCCATATACAAGAGACTATGGATATGGTTAAACTCTATATGGAAAATATAGATGAGGTCGCGATGGCTAAACAAGCTTCCGAGACCGCGCAGGACCCTGAAGGAATGGGAGGACCTCCGTCGATGCAGGCTGGCGGGGGTCTGGGGAGTCAGTCTGTCAATGCAAATGTAGTGGCTGGCGCGAATAATGGTTCGGGCTCAGAAATGCCCCTGGAGGAATAATGGCTGTGCAATATACAGATGAGCAGTTGGAGATAATGGTAGAGCAAGGCGCACAAGCTGTGCGTTTAATGCGGGACAACCCGTTCTTTAAAGATGTACTCGTGCCTGCACTTGAAGAGGACATTGCACAGTTAGAAGCTGGACTTGCCTGGGCCCCAGGTGTATCGGATAAAACTACTGAGGCCATAGCATTAGATAGAGTATGGCGGTCTGGCATACTTAGGGGCATGGCAAACCTTTGGGTAAAGTTGAATAAATTTAAGAACGATGGGCTTATGGCTGAGAAGCAGTTGGGTTTACAAACTAAAAAGAACAGTGTATAATTAAAAGGATGTCACGCACTATCCAGATTTGTTGGCAAACCCAACGAAAAAATAGAATGAGCAAACCTCGTTCTACAAGGAGAAACTAATGGACACGAAGACTGGTACGGAAAAAGTTGGTGGAGTGTTTGATTTCGGGGCAGCCCCTGAAGCGGAAAAAGACGCGGCGACTGTAGCACCTGAGGAGACTACGGAGTCTACCGAAACTGTTACTGAACCGGTTGTCGGAACTGATAACACTACTGCTGACACTACTGAGCAGACGGATAACCCGACTGACCAGCAGGACACTGAAGGAAAGACGGACACGACGGTTGTAGCTGAAAAACCCTTTGAAGTTAATGGCCGCACTTTCGCCTCAAAGGATGAGCTGGCTACTGCCTACAGTAACTCTTCTGCAGAAGGAATACGTCTACATAAACTTGTGGAGACTAAAGACCTGCAGGTGCAAGAGCTTAATAAAAAGCTCCTAGAGTTGGAAGACAAACTAGGAGATGCTCCGTTCCCCGGACTTCTGTCTACTGATAAGGACCAAGAAGCTGCTCAACTTGAAATGCTACCCCAGGCCCGACAGATGGAGTACATTCTGAATAAAAAGGAATGGGAGAAAACTCAAGCAGCGTCTAAACAGGCGCGTGAACAGCAAAGAGCGCAGTTTACCGAAGGTGAGAAACGCATAAAGGAAGCGATTGAGGCGAGTGAAAAAGAAATCATGTCTCAACCGGAAAAGTATCCGGGGTACGAAAAGCTGAAGCCCACTATGGCGAAAATCATAGAGCTCACGCCGAGTATTGCAAATCGCCCTGAAACGCCTTACCTGAGTTTTTGGATAGCTTACGGCCTTAATGCCTTTGGCAAAGAGACCGCGGTTACTTCCAAAACTAAGGAAGCTGCGGTGAAAGCTACTGAGAAGGCAAAGTCAGCTCATGCACAAATAGGCGGAAGTGTTGCAGGAAAGACGACTGCTCCGTCCGGGGCCAAGAGTTCCATAGTGGACGCTTGGAAAACTCGGAACGGCGCAGGAATATAATAAGGAGGCCATAAACAATGGCTGTTATATCAGGACAGAGGTTCACCACCCACCAGTCCACT